TCACCGACCTCCTCACCGGCTCTATGGCATCCTTCGGCTACTCCATGAAGGACAGCGAGGTCATAGCGGACCAGCTGGCTATGGCCATGAACGGCAGCAAGGCCAGCATGTCTACCTTGAACTTTGCCCTCAGGCAAGGCGGGTCCACGGCTGCAGCTACCGGGATGGAACTATCGGAATTCTCGGCAATCGTAGGAGTCCTGGCAGACCGCAATTATACGGGCGAGCAGTCCGGGGCTGCTCTCAAGACCTCGATGCTGGCATTGTACAACCCCACAAAAACGCAGATGGAAGCACTGGAAGAGCTGGGCCTGACCTATGAGGACGTCGATCCCAGGGTCCACGACTTCCGAGAAACACTGGAAAAGCTGCTCGACAAAGGCGCGGACGTTGGTGATTTCGGGCAGGTGTTCACCGATAGCAGCGGCGCGGTTATGTATGCCCTAGCACAAGAAGGGGATGCGGTAGACTCATTGAAAACAAAGATTGTGGGCTCTCAGGGCATGTCTCAGATCATGTCTGATCTGATGATGGACACTGATCGGTTGGTCGGTGCATGGGAGGAAGCCCAGGGCGCGACGATGGGCATGGTAACGGCCATCGGCGGCTACCTCGAACCAGCCGCAGTAAAGCTCCTCAATGCCTGGAAAGACCTCATCCCAGCTCTCCGCGAGTTCGGATCTGAAATAGCCTCCGGGGACTGGTCGAAGGTCGGGCAACTCCTGGGAAATGCTTGGACTGTCGCCAAGGAGAAAGGCCTGGCTTTCTTCGATTGGGCCAAGACTGCCCTGCAGAGCGTTGATTGGGGTAGCATCGCATCCCAGGCAGGCGGGCTGATTGCTGACGGAATCAAGCGCGGCATAGGGCTCCTGGCCGATATAGGGAGCTGGATTTACGGCTATCTGATCAATTATGATTATGGCGCAGCGGGGACGGTAATAGCCGGCTGGATCAGAACGGGATTCTCGTACCTCTCGGACCTCGGATCATCCCTCTATGGCTGGATCACCAATTACGATTTTACCACAGCGGGCTCGACTATAGCCGGATGGATCAGAGCAGGCATAGAAACCCTGAAGGATATCGGGGCCACAATCGGCGGCTGGATCGAAGATCATGGCGGCTGGCAGGGAGTGGGCCGGGCCGTGGGCGATAAGGTAGCCGAAGGCATCAAGGCGATCACCGACTACGGCCAGAAGATCGCAGACCGCATAAAAGAATGGTGGAACTCCAGCGGGCAGGCAATAGGTACTGATATAGGCAACAAGATATCAGCAGGAATCAAGGCCGTAACGACCTATGCGGATGGAATCAAGACCAGGCTGCAGGACTGGATCAATAGCGGCGGGCCGGCTACATTAGGTAACGATATAGGTAACAAGATAGCCACGGCTATCAAGGGCCTGATGGACCTGGGAAAGTGGATTGCGGACTCTCTGACCGAGAAGGGCGGGGGGAACCTTATCGCCGGAGCCATCCAGACGGCGGTCGAATGGGCCTCCTTGGGAGCAACTGCGGTATCTCAATTCGTCTCAGGCTTCATAGAGGGGCTATCTCCTCTCGGAGCCTCACTGTACAATACAATCATAGATGCTGTCTCAGGCGCGCTGGGCATGCTGCCGTACGGGGTAGGCGAGGGCCTGGCGGGTACCTTACAGTCTACAAAAATGGAGGTAGACTGGGGCAAGAAGACGTACAATGCCAAGACAAAATCATGGTCTACCTCTGCCTCCACCCCAGCCACCGTAACCGGCACTGGTGGCCAATCGCTTTCAGCCGATCCGACCGAAACCATAGGGGGGGATCGGGGAGCATCCGGCGCTCTGGCTGCTCAATATCGATCGGGAAAGCTCATGGTATCTGAAGAAGTGGGTTCAGGCAAATATATCTCGATGGAGGAGTGGGCTAAGAAAGCTGGAGCAGCTGGATACACCGAGCAACATGTAGCAGCAGAACTTCAGAAGATCAGAGCAAGCGGCCTCGGGATGGGAAAATCGACCGAAGACGCCATACTGGAAGCTTTCCGGGCAGGGGCGCAAGAGTCCGCTGCAATCGAAACCACCGCCACAAGGACGAATGCCGCGATCACCACCACCACCACCAAGAAGAGCACGGATGAAATATACAAAGCTACAAATAATTACAAGACCGCTAGCGACAGCGTTAACGCCGCGATGGTCTATACAAACAATTGGGCGAATACACAATTCCTAACCACATCTTCAGTTCTCAGCAACGATATGAAAACGGGTAGCTCTGCGATCCTAGAGAGCGCCAAGGCCGCCAAAGTAAATTTTGATTTGGGGACTTACAATTGGGTCACAGGCACAAACCAGTCAAAAAATATTCAGACCAGTGCAGCCAACCAGTCCGCCGCTATTGCTTTGAACAATACCAACGAGCGGGCGGTAATCGAGATCAACGCCGCCAACGCATCTAGCCTCTACACCACAGCAGCCGGCCTGGGGCTGAAGGCAAACGTCGATACTTCAGGCACAGACTTTTCTACAAAAGTCGAATCCGCCGCAGACAAAGCCGCCAGCGCAATCAGCAGCATAGGCTCAATTGTCGGTATGATCTCCGGGGGGAGGTTGAGCGGCGGTCTCGGGGGAAGCAATAGCAGCATCAGCAACGCCAATTTTACAGACTGTCTATTCGAGGGCGGTTTTGTGGACGGCTGCACTGGCGTCTCCATTCCAGGACTCAAATATACGAATCCCCAAGGAGTAACATCTGTAATCAATCCGATGAATTACATATCTGGTGGTGGAATAAGCAACTATATCAACCTCCGGGCGAGGGGTGGACTGATTGAAAAACCAGAGGTTGCCCTGCTTGGCGAGGCCGGATCTGAGATGGTCCTGCCCCATGATATCACCCAAACAATTCTGAACATGACAAACTCAGGCCGAGGGATGGGGGGCAATACCACAATCAACATCAATTTAGACGGTAGGCAGATAGCCCAGGCCGTCATGAACAGGGCCACCGGCATGATGAGGCAGTCCGGGCTGGGGGTCAGATGAGCACCTGGGAAGAGGTCGGGGCTCTCACCTGGGAAGAGGCTGGGGCCTACACCTGGCAAGAGCTGTTCGGCTACGAGCTGTCTATAGAAATAGCCGGAGTTGCCATAGGCTCGCCTCGCCGGGATAGCTTCTCTATCCAGCACCGGCTAGAGGAGAGGTCCACGGCCGACTTCCAGATCATAGACAAAGGCGACGGATACGCTTTTGAGTACGGCCAGGAAGTGATTATCCGGGATATCGACAGTGACATAATATTCGGAGGGATTATCTCAGAGGCCAAGAAGGAACAGCTCACTCCGCCTTGGGCCTCGTGCATCCATCACATAGCATGCACTGACTACCATGCCCTGGCAGATCGCAGGGTGTTCCTGGCCGCCTACGAGGAGACGACCGGGGCCGATATCGTCTATGACGTTCTGGATGTGCTCTCTGAGGAGGGGGTCACAGAGGGCGAGATCCAGGCCGGCGAGGACCTGGAGAATTTGAGCTTTAACCGGGTCATGTGCTCGGAGGCCCTGGAGAAAGCGGCGGAGCTATGCGGTTTTACCTGGTTCATCGATCAGGAGAAGCGGCTCTATTTCGTGGCCAGGGGGACCTACTCTGCAGCCTGGGACATTGACTCCACCGGAGCCCACATAAGGCAGAGGTCGCTGGAGGTTGTGGCTGGCAATCCTGAGTATCGCAATGTACAGTACATCCAGGGCGGCCAGGCTCTCACCTCAACTCAGACGGAAACTTTTGTAGGTGACGGCACCGCCCGGTCCTTTGCCCTCCGCTACCCTCCGGCCAAGCAGCCCACGATCACCTTGAATGGTGCTGCTCAGACTATAGGGATCAAGGCCGATACTACCGGCTATGATTGGTACTGGTCGAAGGGCGATCTCATCCTGGCTCAGGATATTTCCGGTACGGTCCTGGAGCCGGAGGATGAGCTTGTGGTGCAGTATGTGGGCAGCTACAAGCTGATAGCCAAAGCAAGCCAGGCCTCCGAGATCACCAGGCAGGCTCTAGCGCAGGGCTTTGGCTCAGGGAAAATTGAGCACGTGGCCAAGGACGCTGCAGTCGAATCACAGGACTCCGCTATGGCTATGGCCCGGGCGAAGCTCCTCCACTATGCGAGAATTGGCACCAAGGTCAGGTATGAGACCTTCGACTCCGGCCTGGCCGCCGGGGTCCTGCAGGAGATAGATTATCCCGTCGCCGGCCTGGACGCCATCCAGGCGCTCATCACGGCCATAGAGATCACCTCGGAAGGTGGGAAGCTTCTCTACAGGGTCGAGGCCTGTGATGGGCCCGTGGAGGACTCCTGGGAGAAGATATTCTGCAGGTTGGCGGATGAGACGAAGCGATCATCATCTGAGAGCCTGGGCGAGGCGGATGTGGTCCAGGGCTTAGAGGAATTTTCGAAAGTCTGGACCTCATCAGACCACCCTAACCCCTTCCTGGCCGTCTATCCTGGCAGTGCTACACCTGCTGATGTGGACTTCCCCTGCCTGGCAGATGATGACAAGCTATCCTATTGCGTGCTTTATACGGGCGGAATTGAGTTTTTCAGGAAGCCTATCACTTCTCAAACTATTGGAGCCACACAGATCGACACCATATGCCTGATCCTGGCCACGGAGGCAAATGGCACTGTGATCTCTCATGTAGGCCTATGGGGCGGGGATACCTGCTCTGCCACCGCAGGAAGCGGGATCGAGATGGAAAAGCATGCCTATGTGAAAACCAAAAACAGTTTAGAAAGTCTACAGCTCAATTTTACTGACACTTACGAGGCCTGATTATGGGGACGCCATGTTCTAGAAATTCCGGGATAGTCAAACCGCTATCGACTGAGCTTGCGGCCATCAGCACGCTCAACACCAATTACGATGTCATAGACGCCGCACTGGCTAAAGGAAAATGGGATGCCACGGTAGACCCTGCCGTCACCGATGACTCCGGGGACGGCTATTCCATCGGCTCCATTTGGGTCAATGTGACGGCGCATAAGGTATTCATCGCCGAAGATGTTACTGTTGGAGCTGCACTATGGCGACAGGTCGACAATATACTGAACAAATATGATGGCACTACAGACCCAACCACCGGAGACGACTCAGTAGACGGCTATGCGGCAGGATCGGTCTGGATCAACGTCACCGACAACAAGATATTCATCGCCAAATCCGTATCTGTCGGCGCTGCTGTATGGGATCAAGTCTACCCACAGGTCACCGATTTTGCCTATCCGCCTTATGATGTGATCGTCCGGCTCTCCGGAACTTCGGTAATTGCCGAAGACAGTGACGGCACCGAAATAGACAGCGGCACTGCAGGCACGGATGATACGGTGGTCCTGCAGGCCGGGATAGACGCGACTCCTGACGGCGGAGTACTCTATATCGGGCCGGGGACATACGAGAACCTGGTAGCGGATACTGATTTTGTCCTGAACTCCATTCCGCAGACAGTCTATGCCTGCCTGCTCGTCACCGGTGGGAAGAACATCCACATCCGTGGGGCCGGGATCGACAGCACTATCCTGAAGCTGAAGGCTGGGGAGAACGCATCGGGCCACCCGGCTATCATGATACTGAACAGAGCAGCCGGAGAACTCGACCCTGGCTATACCTCCTTCGAAGTCTCCGACATGACCCTGGACGGCCTGGGCCAGGATGAGGCTTTTGATGGCGCCGCTCTGATCCTGACAGGCTCGACCAGGAGCGGCGGGCGATTCTTTAGGCTCAAGCTGAGAAACTACTATACCGGCCTCTACTCAGGCAACAATGGCAGCGGGTCTGAATCGGACCTCATCATCTCGGACATCATCTGCGAAGGAATTGAGGAAGATGGTGTCATTGTAGATACTGGCCAGAATGTTGCCATCTCCAATATAGTGGCTCGGGAATGTGGGTCCGGAGTCAACCTCTATGGCAATACCGACTATGAGACCAGGGACCCCGATCACATAGTAGCCAGCAACATAACCTGCCTGGATGCGGGTTTTACGGTCTGGTGCATCAACAATGCTCAGATAAGCAACGTGATCATGAATGTGGAAGGCCTATCTACCAGCTATGGGTTACTGGTGCACGATTCTATAGGAGTACGGTTCTCAGGCTGCCAGTTCATAGGTCCGGATTCGATATCAGGAACCTATGGAAAAGCCAGCCATATCACCGCCGGAATGGATGGTGCCGGTGACGTGGATTTTTCGGACTGTTATTTCTCTGCCTATAATGCCCTGCAGGTATTGGGCTCTGCAGTGATCCGGGCGCAGGGCTGCAGGTTCAGAGGTACGAGCACCTGCATCTACCTGAAAGATATCGATGCTGTTACTTGTGCAGCCACGCTCACAGGCTGCCTCATAACTCCGGTAACTACCGCTAAAAAGTGGGATGTTGCCGCCGGTGCATCCCTGGTGATGTGGTCGACCAGATGCGATCCAGAGACATCCCAAAAAACTGAATCCGGTGACGTCTCAAACATGGATGAGGCGGTCGGATTCTATCAGCAGGCCCTTATCAATGGAGAGTTCCAGGTCAATCAGCAATCTGTGAGCCCCTACACATCCGGCACCACGCCCGACAATGGAGACGATACATATCTGTTTGATCAGTGGATCCTCCTCTCGGACGGGGATGATATTGTCGATGTGTCTCAGGAAACTTCGATAGTTCCACCTGGGGCGGCCACTGCTGCAAAATTTGAGGTCGAGACTGCAAACAAGAAGTTCGGAATCCTGCAGATAATCGAGAATGTGGACGCCCTGAAGCTGGCCGGGAAGGCCGTCTCCCTCCAGTTCAAGGCCAGAACCACCACCGGGAAGTTGATTGAGAATATCCGGGCCGCTGTGCTCTCCTGGGACTCCACGGCCAATACCGTAACGAGCGACGTGGTAAGCTCATGGGAGGCCGAAGGCAGCAATCCCACCCTGGCAACCCACTGGACGGCGGAGAATACGGCAGCCAATCTGGCTTTAGTTGCCGATACCTGGACCACCTACAGGATCGAGAATGTCAAGGTGGACACGGCCAACATGTCCAATCTGGCGGTGTTCATTTGGGTAGATGACGGCGATGCTGCAGTAGACGATCTCCTCTATATTTCGCAGGTGCAGCTCAACATAGGCGCGAAATGTGCGCCATATAGGCCTATGAAGTTCACAGAGGAGATCGAAAAGTGCTATCGGTTCTGGGAGTCGTCATACTCATATGGCACTGCACCAGCAACCGCGAGCACGGGAGTGGGTCTGGGTTTGCTGGTTGGAATTAATACAAATTCCGCTCAGTACATCGGAAAAGGGTTTAGGCAGCCAAAACCAGGGGTGACTACGATAACTATCTATAATTATCAGGGATCTATCAATAAGGTGAATGACACCGGATCAACTGAAATAGGTACGACAGTTGTCTCCGCGAACACTGAGCGAAACGGCTTGAGGAAGGTCACTGATGCAGCCAACCCATTCACGGTGGGCGCATTCTATCAATGCCATTGGGTAGCAGACGCGAGGCTCTAAAATGTCAGACAGATGGTATATCCGGATCAATGCCAATGGTATCGTCACTTACGGATTTTCTGATGACTTCGTAGCACCACAGGCAGGCGATATCCTCATCCCAGGGCATGGGCGGGGCTTCGGCCTGATGCTGCATGATGTCATGGGCCGGCCTCTCTGGAGATGGGACGGGTCTCAGCTCGTGGCCAGGGGCGAAGATGAGCGATATACGCTGGAGGAGGCGAAGGCTGATAAGAAAGAGGAGATCCGGCAGCGGGCCAGGGACACCTTCAATCGGCGAAATGATACGATGGATATCGCTTTCGCTGTTTCCCAGATGGCCAGCAACGGCCAGAAGTGGCAGGACCTCATGGCCGATGTCACCGACTGGCGGGCAGCCCGGAAGACAGCTCTCGACGCGGTAGATGCCGCGACCTCAAAAGCTCAGGTCGCTGCAATCAAATTCACAGTCCCAGGGAGGTAGATCATGGCCTACGTCGTCACCTCCTGGATCGAGACCGGCATGAGTACGGTAGCCAAAGTCGCAGCTCTGAACAACCTGGAAACGATCTATTCAGAGGCAGTATCCGCGATCGATGCGATTACCCACAGCGACCGCTACTACACGAAAGCGCAAGCGGACGCTCGATATTTCACCTCATCCACCGACGGATCAGGTTCCGGGATGGTTGCAGCCACCCTCGACGGCTGGACGGCAGTGCAGATCATCAATAGCGGCGTCCCTGGCCGATGTATAGGGATGTGGCGGTCCACTGTCGCGACCATCCCGGAGGGATATGTGCTCTGCGACGGCCTGAATGGGACTCCTGACCTCAGAGATCGCTTTCTCGTTGCCGCCGGGGGCAACTATGATCCTGGGGACGTAGGCGGCTATAACACAGTCACTGCGACCGCTTCATCTGTCACTATCGGTAGTCATACCCTGACCGCTGGTGAGATCCCCAAACACGATCACGGCACCATCCCCGACTGGTATAGCTTCGGCCAGGATAAGACCCGTGGCAGCAGTGGCAGCATAAAGCCAGCCACCGGCACGGTACAGGAAGACAGCTCCTACACCGAAAACACCGGAGGAGGTCAGGGACATTCTCACAGCGGAAGTTTCGCCGGCACAGAAAACCAGGAGAAGCGGCCACCATTCCACGCCCTGTGCTTCATCATGAAGGAGGAAGTATGAGCTATACAAAGAATCATGAGGCCTGGGCGGTGACAGATCCGATCACAGCGGAGGCCATGAACCATCTAGAGAGCCAATGGACTTCTATCAAATCGTTGATCGACATACATAACCACGATACGAGGTACTATTCCAAGACCGCCGCCGATGCTAAATTCTTCAGCACCTCCTCTTATGCCGGCTGCGATGCTGATATGGTTGATGGCCTGCATCTGAACGACATAATCACCACAGTCATGCCCATCGGGGCGATCATGGCCTGGCCGGGGACGGATGCTGATGTCCCTGCCGGGTGGTACGTCTGCGATGGCGCGAGCCACGGCGGACATGTGACCATGGATCTGATTGACTACTTCATCATTGGCGCCGGAGGAGATTATGATATCGGGGACACCGACGGGCCGGGTAGCTGGAATGGCACCATAACACCCACCGGCTCGATCACGGTAGGCGATCACATCCTGACAGAGGCGGAGCTCCCAGCGCATACCCACGACTACACCGAGAAGCGGAATGCCTATGCGGTCTGGCTGCCGAACTCAGGGATATTCTCCTCGACACTGTATCAAGAAACTACGGCCATAGGAGAGCAGGCGACCGGCGGCGGAGCGCACAACCACACATCCGGATCGAGTATCACCTTCAACTCCATCGACCCCAGGCCGGCATATTACGCCCTGTACTTCATCGAAAAATGTGAGTGAGTGACCATGGCATACGTACCTAATCCAACCTGGGCATCAGATACGGTGATATCTACTGCGGCTCTCGACAATCTTGAGACAGAGTATGAGGAATCATACTCCTATCTCACCACCCACAACCACGACAGCGACTACTACCTGCAGGCGGCTATGGACAGCGCCTTCTGGCATACCGGGAATGATGGCCCGGCTTCAGGGCTGGATGCGGATCTCCTCTATCACGAGGATGGCAACCTACATGGCAGCGATTTCTACGGCCTGGGCGTGGACGAGGGCCTGATCATCTGGTATCATGGCGATCCTGCCTCCCCGCCCCCCGGCTGGGCCTCCTGTGACGGGGACAACGGCACGCCAGACCTCCGGGGAAAGATGCCCTTTGGCGCCGGCGGCACCGCGAACCCCGGACTAACCGGGGGATCGGCGACATTCACGGCGGCGGGGACGCTTACCGTGGATGCTCACGTCCTGACCATCACAGAGATGGCAGCTCATAACCATCCATTCACGGACCGCTATCAGCTAGGAGGGGTGTTCATGTCGGAAAGCCCGACCACCTTCCAGGACGGCTGCAGGGAGTCCTACAACCAGGCCGGGACCACGTCCTCGGCCGGCTCGGGGTCCGGGCATACACATAGCTCGGCAGAGGGAACGGCCATGAATGGGAATGCGGTGGACAGCCTGCCGCACTGCATAGCTGTGACTTATATAATGAAACTTGCTTAAAAAAGTGTTACTGGCTCCTCTCTTTGAGGAGCTGGAGAAGCTGGATCTGCCTGTTCAGGGAGTCCAGCCTTATGCCTGCTATTTTGTATTCATGCTGGGCCTGCCTGCTGGCCTTCTCTGCCTGGTGGAGGGCGGTGAGCTGTTCTCTGGTGGCTCTCTGGGCCTTCTGCTGCTGCCGGCCAGGGTCCGTGATTCCGTCTGCGATGGCCTCGGAGATGGCCGCGACATAAGCCGTCTCCCTGGCTATTGCGGCCCCTATCCTGGCCTCATCGGCCTGATAGAGCTTTTCTTCAGCTTCTTCCAGCTCGGCGTAAGCCTTCTCCAGGTCGCCTACATCCAAGGCATTTCCCCCGGAATCTGGCCGCCGTAGAGCCGGTCGATCTGTGGATCTGTCAGCTCCCCAGCTCCGGCCAGGTTGA